CCACGAGTAGTAACATTTAATGTGGCTGCAGGGGTAAGATTATCGACAACGCTTACAATCTGGCTAAACTCGTCACCATAACGCACAAATACAGCGTTAGAATAATCAGTTTCACCGTCAACAGGAATAGCAGTAACCGAGTTATCAATATCTAAACGTAAAAAACCACCTGATGATATAGGCCATGTTTTCTCGTTTAAGTTTGCTAGTGCTAATACATCTTTACACGCTAAGGACCACTTTCCGTTTTTAGGGTTTAATTTAAAAGCATTGGCAACATAGTGTCGAGTTTGCGCACCATTAACTAAGTCGACCGTTCCATCAGGCTGCACACGATAAAGCTTAAGTCTTACATCTTTGTTTTCAAATATCTGTCTAGCGTTTAGTTTGCCAAAGAATGTACCTTGATTTTTTACGTCATCAGTTACGCCAGGAGCGCCAATGTTCGGATCTTGTTTAGTGAAATCAGTAAACGTTATATTTAACGATCCCCTTGCTGACAATCCATCACCCGGCTTTAACTCTGTCGTTGTTTCTTTTATTGCAGTAATACACCTGTAAATAGGTTGACCATTAACACTAGTCAATACAGGGGCATTTTCATTAGTGAAATAATAAGTTTTATATTCATTAGTCCATGCTTGATCACATGTTAAAGGAGTGCCAAACCCTTGAGCAGAACCCAAAGTACAAGCACCAGTAATAACAGGCAAATCAATTTCAAACACTTCAAAGTGCTGTTGTACTCTCATATCTTGAGTTGCTAAAAAAGTGCTCATTAAAATAACCCGTTAAAAGCTGTGAACTTCAAAGTAATAACATCAAGAGTCGGTGTTTGCGGGTGAGACTTAACGCCCGGCATTGGATCGTAACAAAGATATGTTGACTCAGGTTTAGATTTAAACTCCTTCATAAAGAAAGGTTGCTCATAACTAAAGTCTATAAATGTTTGCCAAGTTCCCTCAGTGAATATAGCTAACTCATTAGGGAGTGACAGCGTACCTTTTAGCGCCTTACTTCTTTGTGTTGATGATATTGGCCCTACTTCCAAAGTGCTTGCTGTTCTTTGTGTTGTGTGACGGTTTAACCAATTACGCGAATAACCCGCTTGTTGACCTTTTAATATAGTTAAGTATTCACCTGCTGCTATAAAACTAACAGTCATTTGATAGTTATTAGGCACTGTAACAAATTTAATTATTAGGTCCTGAAAAGCTTGAGGCACAAAAGTAAACATTACATTGTTATTACGTTGCAACACAACGCTATCAATCAACGTTGTATCGTTATATAGCTCAATGGTTGCTTGTGTTGGCGTTGCTGCTGTATGCCCTGATATAGCGACATAACCGATATTAGTTTGAGCGCCATAACTTACAGAGAAATCGCCTACACTAGTTCCGCACGTATAATTTAAACTGTGGTCGGGGTCTGAAATGTTAGCCGCAATTTCACCAGTGCCGGGATCTGTAATAGTCGGCACTTGATTAAGCAATACATTTGTAGTTGTTATTGATAAACCATCTCTATCAGTTGCCGCAGCTACGTTATTAATTATAGTCATTATGTGCGGCCCTCTGCCTGTCTTTCATTAAACAATCTAACTATCACATCCATTAGTTGATCATCTGAATCAGTAGAAAATGAAAGTGTAGTTGTTTGCGAACCCCCAGCGCTTGCGTCAGTTAAATCAAGTGATGAAACCTCTTCTTCAAAGTCTTGTTGGCCAGGAGAAGCGCTAGCAGTAGGAGCGCCACCACCTTCAGAGACACTACCACCACCCCTAGAGGCACTTTTTAAATTAGATAGTTGAGCAATACCAGTTGCAGCAACAACAGCAGCATTGGCGTAAGCCTCATAGATATTTGATGAAGTTGCAAAAGCTCGCATGATACCTGTCGCAGTATCAGCGACTATAATACCAGCCTGTATAGCTTTGTTGTCTTCAAAGAATGCGCCTTGAATAATACTTGCTGCTTGAGTGTACTTAGAAAATATATCTAGCTTTTCTTTGTAAGATATTTTGTCATTCTTGACACTGTCTCTTACAGTTTTATCGCCTTTCTTAACTATTATCTCTAGCGTAGTTGTAGCATCAGAAGCGAATTTTTCCATTGCTTCAGCAGATAGTTGAGTTCTTTCTTCTAATTTAGCGCCAAATGTTTCAGTGCCGTTAACAAAGTCAGTTAATGCCGCTTGACCTAACTCTATAATATTACCCCAACCGGTAGCGATAATATCAAATAGTTCAGAAGATCTAATTCCTAGCGTAGTTATTACTTCAACAGCAATAATTAACTCTTCTGAATAGTCGGCTATCATTTGTCGGCCGCCAGCACTAAAAGAATGTCCCAACTGATTAAATGCAACACCAACTTCTTTTATTTTATCAATATCATTTTGTGACAATACCGCGCCAACTTCCTGAAAGTTTGTTTTTAATTTATTTAACTCTTCAGAATTGTTTGATAGTAGTGGGATTAAGTCGGTTGCGTCACTGGCTAGACCTTCTAAAGCAAATGACATTTGATTACTAGAAATGCCTGCTTGCTCCATTCTCAAGACCATCTCTTGTAGTACATCAGTACCCGACATAGTTTGAAATGTTTTTGCTAACTCTTGGCCCTCTGCGTTTGTTAGTTGCATAACGTCGATAAAATCAACGAATCCACCACCTCCAGTTGCTAAGAACTCGCCTATTTTCTCGTTAGTATCCTTGCCAATATCACCAAGCTTTTCAAGTGATACGCCAACAGTTTGAGAGGCAAAAGCCCACGCTTGCATGTTTTCAACTGTTTCACCTGTGCGTCTTGCAGCAACTTCTAGCTCTCTTGCAAAAGTAACGGTGGAATTAACAAGCACACCAACAGCAGCAGCGGCAACAGTAGCGCCTCTAACCATTGTTGCAGCCATACGTTTAAAGTCGGTATCAACTTTAGTTACAGAATTATCTAGCTTATCAAGCCTTTTATCTGTTGCCTTTAATTTAGCATCTAGTCGCGCTGTCTTGGCATCAAGCTCAACTATTAGTGTTTCTGTTGTGATACATTACCCCTTTGAATTAAGCCACTCTTTAGAGGCTCCGTTTGCAGCACGTTCGTAGTTTAGCATTACCGATAAATCCATAAACTTATCTTCTTGATCTAATAACTTTTTGACCTCGACAAAATCTAACTTCCAAGCCTCAGAAGGTGGTATTTTTAGTTGATTAACGCATACACGCCACCAACCCCAATAATCAAAATCCTGACCGACTATTGGTTTTGCTATTCCTCCGAGGTATCCGACTTTTTTACGTGTAGGTTTTCCATGAAATAATCATGAACCTGAAAAGCAGTTGTAACCATTACCATAGCCCAAGGCTCAGACATATCATCATCACGATCGCTAGCCATCCAACCTACACGATAAGTACCGTCCTGAATTTCTGCCATAGGAATAGACTTGTTTACTTCCTTTATCATGCAATGCATAGCTTTACACGCAACATCACGAGAATACAGCTCGCTAAATGCTATTAACCTATCTGCAATGCTTAATCCTTTACTGTTGGCAGCTTCACTAATGTACTTTAAAAATACAGTTTGAAGATCTAAACCTGTCTGTTCAAAAAAAACCTTACAAGCATTTAAGGTTAACTTGTAAGGGTATTTTTTATAAGCTAGGTGTATTTCCATTAGGTTACAGCCGGAGTATGAGTAACAGGACCAGATGATAAGAATGTAATGCTTGTTGAAACTTTGTCACCTTGTGGTAATGCATCGCTTAAGCCGTTTGGCACCATTGCTGCTGTAAATGATTCGTCAGTCGTGGCATTTGATACATAAGTAATCGTGTAATCGTCTTGCGTACCTACCAAAGAATCAGCGCGTACTTTTCTAAATTGCGTATCATCGTTATAAACAATAGTTCCTGAAAACTGTAATTGCTTACCAGATAATTCACCATCCATTAGAGTTACGTCGTCTAGGTATGATTTGTTAGAAATATCAATAGGTGAACCATTAAAGGTAAGTGTACCCTCCATTTGACCAACTATTGCACCCGTACCATTTACTAGCACAATGTTAGTGCCGTTAATTTCACCGCTCATAAATTTCTACCTTGTTGAGAATGTTAAATAATTAATGCTTATATCACGCTTAAACCATGATTCGTTTTCTGTACCGTTATTAACTGTCGATTCTAAAATATCAACCTTTTGAGTATTATACACTGTACCGCTGTTATATTGAAATGCGGATAAAATAGAATCAATTGTTTGTAATTGGGTGTTATCGTAATCTTTATTATTCAATGATGTAAACACGCTAACTTGAAATACTCCGCGCTGCTCGTCACTTGATGCGGATGTTTTACCCATAGAGTCAGCAGTTGCAGGAATAAAGTAACAAGCTAGCCATAATGATTTATTTGCCGGGTCAAAATCTTGGTTCTCAAAAGCTATATCACTACTGGTAATATTAGGAATTGAAGCGCCTAACAATTGAGTGATCAAAGCTTGCTTAGTATTAAAGTAACTCATAGTGACCTTATTTTATTTCGCATTGCTATTAATGTTGCTCTTACCCATCCGTTAGGCGCTTGCTTGCTGAAGCCTCTAATAGATAATATTTCATAACTCTTTGAAGCCTTAATATATGAACCTCGCTTAACCGGAGTAGGAAAACCACCATATTCTAATATATTAATTGCTGGAGCGTTATTAGTAAAAAATACCTTTTTACCTAATACTGATGCTGGCATTTTACTAAGTTGCCTAATCGAACTTGCACCAGTTTTATTTTTGCTTGTGGTTGTTGATTTAGATGCTACGCCAACAGTTAAGAACCATGAATTTCTATGTATCCCTTCATCTGCCGGAGTGCCTGCAATCATATTACCTAGACCAGAAAGATAAACACCTTTTAAATTAGTGTTGATACGTTCTTTTATACCAATCTCTAATTCGTGCTGTACTTTTTCACGGCCAAGCAACGGCATTATTTTAATCTCAATTGCGGCATATAAGCCAATACATCAGAAGTAGGCGCGATGATACCCAAGCTAACAACATAGTAAGTTAATGAGCCTTGTGTAATCTCATCGCCTTGTTTAACTATATTCACGTTATCACAAATTAAACGCCTATCACCCGCTAAAATATTTATATCAAAATGTTTAGCCTCGTAATCAATAAAGATAGCGTTTACTAATTCAATGTTAGTGCTTGTTGTTGTTCCTGGTACAAGCGGAGTTCCGGCAGTAGTAACCTTACTAACAAGATAAACCTTGTCGGCAGTAGGTGAGCCCGTCTTTTTCTGAGCTCGCTTTAGCCCTGCTTGAATTCGCTTTTGTATCTGTGCGCTACTCATTAGCCTAAGAACCCCATATTTTCACGATACAAACCACCACCATTTAACCCAGCATTAGTATAAGGCTTTAACACCTTTGAAACCGCTGGCATTTGTGCAAGTGTTGGAGTGCTTGAACCTGCTTGATATGTTTCAGAATATGCACCTTGACCAACGCTAAAGCCCGATAAGTCTGCCGTATCTTTTACAGCGTTAGTATCAACACCATCATTAATAGAGAAACTAGCTAACATTTGAGCGTTTTTAAAGTCTTGCGGGATTGTCGTGCTATCGACTAGCACATCATACGCGTAAATATTTGTACGAGGCATACAGCCCGTTTGCGTTTGAGGTGTAACTCTCCAACCTTGTAACTGCTGTTCATAAGTAAAGTTAATAAAGTCGTAAGCGTTAGCAAGATTAGCCTCTCTATCAGGCTGCGTTGCTGGTACAGAGTAACCTTTAAGTTTAGCAAAGGCTTTGTATTCAGCATCAGTTACCCATGAATTAGCATTAGCGACAACCGAACCATCTTCGATAATTAATTGTGTACCGATAGCTACAACGATTTGATCGCTATTCGCCAACTCTTGAGATGTAATGTCAGTACCGTTAACACTTGCACCATCGAAGTATGTAACAGTAGAAAAGACTTTTCCGACTTCTGTTGTTGCTGAAAGGTTTAATGATAACTCTGTTGCAGATGTAACAATCACGATTAATGGATCGCTGATTAAAGAATAACTTTCAGAGCCAAACTGCACCTGTATATCAGTAGCAAGAGTTAAATCTATTCCACCGAACACATACACGACAAGGTTATCTTTATTTGCAATTACTAAATTTTGACTCATTGGTTTATGTCCTGTTGTTTGATAATCACAGTTTAACACATAGAGTAGCTATAAAAAAGAAAGAGGCCGAAGCCCCTTTTTAATTGTTGACCTAGTTATTATTATCTTTGTTCAACTATGTAATAACTGTCTGCCTCCGCTGTAATGTCATTAGTTGCTGATTGGTTAGCTACTTGTAATTTTATGTAGTCATTTTGATCAAGCGTTGTATTAATATTTATAGAGAAAAAAGCAACATCACGACCACCTACAAGGGCGTTTACTTGCCTTGTTTGGTCTAGCACTGTAACAAATGATGTTAATGAGTTATCCCACTTAACTACTCTCAGCGTAACAACATCGTTAGAGTTTGAATCGACAACAAAATCAGCAACGACTCTAAACTCTCTTGGCGTATTACCTAAATGCCTTAATTGTCCAGCGGCAGGGCTATCAAAATGCTGTAAGTCTGCTGTAGTC